AACTAAATTTCGGTAGGGAACTTTCAGATGTTGAAATTATTGCTAGTGCTATAGACCCTAATCTAAGTCAACAATTATCTACAGGAGCTATTGACGCTTCGGCTATAGTATCTCAGAATATACTTAGAAGTCAGATAGGTGGAGCAGCATTAGCAGAAGGATTCAATATAACACTGGCAGAGGCAGAAGAACTAAGAAAACAAGGTTTAACTTCAGAACAAGCAAGAAAAGGATTTAGACAAGCAGGAGATATTGTTGGTATTGCAGAAAGTCAAGGAAGAACAACTACGGCTTCTGGTGTGGTAAGTGGTTTATCAGGAGACCCAGAAGAAATGAAAAGAATACAAAGAATACTTGCTCAAGAGCAGTCATTATCTGCTGCTCAATTAGGTGCAGCAACTACACAAGCAGGACAAGTTACAGGACTTATTGAGAGATAATTAGGTAGCTGTACAAACACCTTGCAAATCTAATTTATATGTTATAATAACAACGACCCTATACCTAGGTCTGGGGGTAAAACTTGACCTGGAAGAACGAATACGGTCTTGATGCCTACTAACAAGACCTGTCAAATAAAAGTAGTAGAGATAATAGGCAGGGGATACCTGATGACCCCTTGTAAAAAAACATTAGAGATAGGACAAGTGAATATGATAGAAGAGCAAGAGTTGGACTCTGTAGAAAACGATAAGAACTGGAAAGCTCTTAGAGATGAGAATAAATCTCTTAAAGAGAAAGTAACAGTTTTTGAGGCTCAAGCAAAAGACGGTGTTTTTAAGGAAGCAGGTCTTGATACCAGTCAAGGAATTGGTAAGGCTATAAGTCAAGTTTATAAGGGCGACTTAGAAGTTGAATCCCTGAGAACTTTCGCCTCTGAAGAATATGGAGTAGCATTTGAAGATGTTGGGCAACAAGACGGTATTCGTGAAGAAGTTCAAGAGAGCCAAAATAAGTTGGATAATATATCAAAAGCTTCCGTAGTCGACACCTTCGGAGACGATGTTATCGATGCTATAAACAGTACAGATAATCCAAAAGACTCTATTCGTCTAAAACTTGCAGCAATGGAAGAGGCAAAAGAAAACTCTAGATAGAGTTAAAACTTTTACCTCTCCGAAAAAGTATTAGATTAATTTTCAGGTAGAAATACCTGGGGAAGGTAAAAGAAAATGGCAGAAATATCGTTAACAAATAGTACGATTTATGCACAGAACATTAACAACTTTGCAGGAGAACTGTTCAAAGTTGGTGGTC